ACCTGCATCATAATCTAAAACTTTTAAATCAGGTCTTGTTGCTGTTGTTTCAAATTGTTCTGCTGCAGCACCATTTGTTGTTGATGCATACATTGCTGCTGCAGGAACCCAAATAGTTTCTGTGCCCGCAATTTTAACTGCCGCTGATCCTGATTTAAGAACTCCTGTTCCTTTAGGATTTATATTAATACCAACGTTAGTTTCACCGGTTGCAGAAATAACTGGACCTGCAACTCCAGTCCCAGCATTTGCTATAGTAAGTTCATTAACTGCTGAACCTGTTGCAGTAAAATTAATTAATTCATTTCCGTTAGTATCTAAAATATTAGTACCAATTTTTGGTGAAGTTAAAGTTTTGTTAGTTAAAGTTTGTGTACCATCAAGAGTAACGGTTCCCATTCCAACATCAACAATGTTAGGGTTAGTTCCATCATCACCTGCTGCGTAAAGAATTTTTGTTCCTTTATCTGTAGCTGACCAAGTTACGCTAGAACCAGAACCTGATACATATTTAAATTCAACTGTATAAGCTCCGCTTGATCCATTAGTGATAATATAAAAAGTTTGAACGTCTAGAGGAATAGTTACTGTTCTATTTCCTGTAATTGATCCTGTTAATTTAATAATTCTGTGTGCAAGTGTAGCACCTGTTGATCCATCATTAACTGATAGAGTAGTAGCTCCAGCTCCGCCAGCTATATCTTGTGCAGTATAACCACCTGCTATTTGTTCGATGATATCCCAGTTAGTGTTTGTTAGAGTTCCCCATGTACCGGCTTTTTCACCAGTCGTCATTAACTGAATACCAAGAGGTGTATAATTTGATCCCATAATTTTAATCTCCTAATTTAAGCGGTGTGCTTTACGTATGTATAAGAAGTATTGCCAGTAATGTCAATATCTTTATAACCTAACGGAGAAACGCCGCTTGATCCCAAACTACCAGTAATTAAGTATCCAGTCAAGCCTATTGACATATTTGTAGGAGATATTGTTCCTTCAGATCCTGTAATTGTCAACTTAGATAATCCTACTGTGATATAATCTATCGCAGGTATAGTACCTAAACTTGCAGTTATCGCAAAACCACTTGGAGAAACTCTTTGAACATCTCCAACAGCTACAGCAGCTAGAGTCATAGTTCCTGTGAATCCAGATAAACCTACAACATCTGCTGGAGCAATAGATCCTACATTTCCTGTAATAGCTTGCCCTCCTAATCCTTGTGTATGGTCAGCTCCATTATTAACTGAAATTGATCCTCGAGCAACAGTTCCTAAGAAAGTGTTAGTAAGAATATGTTTGAAATCGTAATTTGGTGTTGGTGTTCCTAATGCACCAGTCATTGATTGGCCACTTAATCCAACCGTGTCTGCTACTAAGTGATTCATTACAAATGGTTGTCCACCCCAACTACTATTACCAAATGAGATTTCTCCCCAGCCATCAGGTCCCATGTGGCCGGTCATTTCGAATCCAGTTATATCAGCTACGGTTGTAGTATTTTGTCCCCAGTTACCAATACCCCATTCATCTCTACCCCAACCTTCTTCTGATTGAGCATAAGCTAAAGTTCCTAAAGATGCTGTAATTGATAAACCAGAAATAGATACTGTTGGACTGTTACTATCGCCCCAAGGTTCATTACCCCATGTAGCACGTCCCCATCCTTGTTCGGATGCACCAACCGGTGTGCCGAGATATCCAGTCATGGATAGACCAGTAATAGGAATGCTTAAAGTATCATCTCCCCAGTCATCTTCACCCCAGGAATGTCTGCCCCAACCATCTGTGGCTGCGGCGTAAGATAGGTCTCCTAAAGAAGCTGTAATTGAATATCCAGTAACAGGAATAGTCATTCCGGACTCACCCCAGTCCTCTACGCCCCAGGCATCACTGCCCCAACCTGTTTCATTATAAGAAATTACATCGCCTAATGCGGCTGTAATTGAATAGCCAGAAGGATGTATTGTGAAAACGTCTTGTTGACCCCAGTCACCTTGACCCCAGGTACTACCGGATTCTCCCCAAGAATTAGCCATAAGGAACTACCTCCTTACGACGTTATTCTAATAATCGCGTCGGATGAATCGTTAGTTGGAAATTGGATTGTGAAAGTTCCAGATGAAACTGTTTTATCTCCACCGAAATCAATAACTGCTACTGCCGCATTTGACGTCAGTCCAGAAATTGAAGATGAATTATAAATTAAACAACCACGAGCTGTGAAAGAAGACGATGTCCAAGAAACGTCTGAAAAATCAGTGTAAGAAGTTGTTGTACTTTTAGCAACGCCTGTGTTGGTTAAAGCTTTTCCGCCACCAGAATAACCGGTTCCAGAAACTTCGCTACCAGTTCCATAAGCAGTTGTTGTAGTACCTAAACTTGCACTGTTAGTGTACAACGCAATTTTAAAAGCGCTTCCTGCCGGAGTATCTCCAGAAGCATTAAAGCTATGGTAGCCTCCTAATAACTCTTCTTTAAAAGTATTTGTTAAACACGATGATATAGCCATAATATTTTTCTCCTAATTTACGGTGACGGAGATTTGATCGGAATTCTTACAGTACCATCTGTATAATCGTCTCGTCTTCGTCTACCAATTTGCACTCCTGCAAACTTCTGTACCTCTTGTTTATATTTATTTTCATATAATGTCAACATATCCATTGGACCTTTTAAATATGCAAAAGCTTCTGTTAAGCAGCAATATAGGAGGCCCTGTGAAAAGTATTGACTAACATAGGTTCCCGAAGTTGCTGATACTAAACTCTTAGGTACCATATCATAATAGATTCTAAATCGGTAAGTAGCATCAGGAGTAGGCGCTACATATAGGCCCCCTGAAGTAGTGGATGAAGTTCCCGTGGCTCCTCCAAACATCGCATAATACTTAGGAAAACCAGTGACATCTTGACCTGTATTAGCTCCCTCAGTCCCAGTTAATCTATTAACATATTCACTTAAATAAGTTTGGTCTTTTTTCTGGAGCCATGTTCCTTCCCCTTCGCTATTGGCTGTAGATTCAAAAACCTCTACTCCTCGTACAAAAACGGTTCCAGTACTTCCTTTAGTTCCTAAACCAGGGGCATTGATGGTATTATCATCAACGGCTAAATTTCCTTCACTTACATATCTATATGCATCAAGAGGAACATCGAGAAAAATTCTATTTTCTGCATTTTCTATAAATCTATTACAAAGAGCTGCAGTTAATACATTTGAATCTACTTCAGTATAGTTTCTCATGTCAGTTACTAAATTATCGTAATTATATCCAGCCATTATGCTCCTATGTTTTCTGGGAGTATTTTAAAAGTTTTTCCAAAAAAATTTCTCCATATTTTTTTAAACAATCTAATAATCATTATGCTCTTCTTTGATTAACTGGTCCTACGACGCAATTAATCCCGCCCCCTGTTTCAGTTGTACTGGCTGCAGATGCCAAAGTCAACGTAAAGCTATTATACTGTGTTACTGTTGAAGGCACTCCTGCTTGTTTAACAGTAGTCGAAACTACTGAAGCAATCTTATAAGATCCAAAAACTTTAGCCCCACTGTTATGAGAACGAGCTGTCGTATTTATAGGAGTTTCACCTCTGTAAGGCGATGCGGTTCCTCTTGTACATCCTGTTAAATCATTACTGGATTTACCAGTATATTTAATTGTTTCATTAGCCAAAGTACCAACGAGTAAAGGGTCACTTGTATCAGCGGAAGTTAAAACTTTTCTAATAACAATATAGCCGCTAGTTGGAAAACTAGAAGCATCAGTTAATGTAACAGTAGTTGCACTAGAAGTAATATTTCCATTTAAAGTAGTGTTTAATTCTAAGGCTGCAATTGAAACTCCTCCCACTGCTTCATCAACTCCAGTAAATCTAACTTGATCATTAACTTTTAATCCACCAAAAGGAAATGAAAAAGTTAATGTAGTATTAGAAGCCGTTGAGAATGGATTATTAGGTAAAAAATCTTCAGTTGCAAACTCAGTTCTAGCTGGTCTTGCATGTTGTAAAGCTTGAGGGTCCGCACTGGTTGGTTTAGGACTTAGCTGAGGAGACTTAGGTTCAAACTCTGTATAATGAACCCATGCACCATTCCATTCTCTTACCATTTCTTGATAAGGAAATGCTAATCCAGATCTATCTGAAATCATCAGTGCAAATCTACCTTGTGAAAATGTAGTCATAATTAAGCGTTAGGATAGTAAACCTTAGGCGCAATATATGTACTCGTAATATCAGCATCCTCTTTAACGGCTCTAGCCAATTCATCCTCATATAATAATTTTAATTCTTGTGTTCTTTGAGGAGCATTTTTTTGAGATAGGTAATAAGCTAATCCTGCACACATACATGGAACAAATCTAAAT